ATTATCAGGTCTGTTCAGCACAACAAGATGACTGCGGTTGCAAGCGGAACAGCGAGAGGTAAAGACTTCGTAGCTGCTTGCGCTTCTTTGTGTTTCTTGTATCTAACTCCTAAGTTTAATTCTAAAGGCGAACTGGTTGAGAACACAAAGGTAGCAATGACAGCACCTACAGGAAGACAAGTAACTAACATTATGGTTCCTGAAATTCGTAGGTTGATGCGTAACGCTAAATGTTTGCCCGGCAGGATCGTGTCTGGAGATATTCGAACAAGTTACGAAGAATGGTTTCTAACAGGTTTCAAGGCTGACGATAACAATACGGAAGCATGGTCAGGGTTTCACGCTGTAAATACCATGTTTGTTGCAACGGAAGCTTCTGGGATGTCTGAATTAATCTTTAATGCCATCGAGGGTAACTTGCAGGGAAATTCAAGGTTGTTGCTAGTATTCAACCCTAATGTTACGACTGGTTACGCTGCAAAAGCAATGAAATCAGACCGTTTCAATAAGTTTAGATTAAATTCACTACACGCTGAAAATGTAGTCAATCGAAAAGTAACGATACCGGGTCAGGTTGACTTTGAGTGGGTGAATGACAAGATAAAGAGTTGGTGCACTCCAATTGTTGAGAATGAATTCAATGAGGGAGATGGAGATTTTATTTGGAATGACGAAACCAACCTTAAACACTTCTATAGGCCAAATGACTTGTTTCGAGTAAAAGTACTCGGAATGTTCCCGAAAGTTGGTGAAGATGTTCTTATTCCTTACGAATGGATTGAACTAGCAAACCAACGTTGGTTGATTTATCAGGAAACAAATTCTACTGTTGATGTTCCTGTCCGGTTAGGTGTTGACGTTGCCGGTATGGGTAGAGATAAAAGCGTACTGTGTCCAAGGCGTGACAATTGGGTTGAAAAGTTCATAACACACCAGTCGGCAGGTAAGGCAGACCACATGCACATTGCGGGACTTGTAAAGAACTACATTAACCGTAAAGGTACGTTTGCATTCATTGACACGATTGGAGAGGGTGCGGGGGTTTATTCAAGGCTTTTGGAGCAGAACTTTTGGAATGCTATATCCTGCAAGTACTCCGAAGGAGCTAGTGGACTGAGTGATATAAACAACGTTTACACGTTCGCAAACATGCGGGCATTTTTATTTTGGTGTGTGCGTGACTGGTTGGACCCGAAGAATAAGAATAACCCTTGTCTTCCACCCGATGATGAATTCACCGAAGAAGCAACAGAGATAAGGTGGAAGTTTCAATCTAATGGCTCTATCCTTATCGAACCGAAAGAAGACATTGTGAAACGATTGAAACGCTCAACCGATAAGTTCGATTCACTTGCAAATACATTTTACCCTAGTGGTAATGGAACTATATTATCAGACGAAGATATTATTAACGATATGCTATAAAACTACATTATGACTGCAAAAGAAATTATCAGCAAAGACAGAAAGGTCGAAGATATAATCACAGACCTTAAGAACAAATGTGTGACTGTGATGTCATGGTCTAGTATTGAAAAGGAATACGACCCGAAGAAACACCCTATCAAAATCGACAAGAATTTGCGTAAGGACAAAGTCAAGAAAGATGGTTCTATCGACAAGGTTGCTCGGATCACTTACGGACTCCAAAAGCTGTCTACTCGTAGAATGACACAAATGGCGTTCTCTATACCTGTGAAAAGGATTTACAGTGTTGGCAATGATGAGACGAAGAAAGAACAGGCTAAGGCAATTGAACTTATTTACAAGTTGGCTCGTATCAATTCTGTGAACATGAAGCGTATGCACGCTTATTTTGCTGCTTGCGAAATTTGCACAGTTTGGTTCCCTGTGAAGAAAGAACAAAAACATAACAAGTACGGCTTTGAAACTAATTTTGAGTTGAAATGTCGTACTTACTCACCTATGTCCGAGAAGTTCTCCCGGCTTGAAAGTGCTACTCTTTACCCATTATTTGATAACCTTGGCGATATGATTGCTCAAAGTTTTGAGTATGTGGTTAGTGAAAACAAAAAGGATATTACCTACTTTGAAACTTACTCTAAGGACTTGAAAAAGATTTGGAAAAAAGTTGATGGCAAGTGGGAAGAAGTAACCAATGATATTCCGATTAGCATTGGTAAGATGCCTCTTTCATACCTTGTTCGTCCTGTTCCTATTTGGGAAGATTCAAGTGGAAATGTTACTGAGATAGAGCTTACATTGTCAAGAGAGAGCGATATTATCAAGAAAAATTCTGCCCCACTTGTAAAAGTAACAGGAGAGTTTCAGCAGACTGGAAGTGTTGATATATCACAAGATGCAGCACGTGAGGTCTATCAATTGAAAGAGGGTGGAAATGTTGAGTACGTTACATTTGATCAGGCTATTGAAGCGATGAAGTTCATGGTTTCTACATTGAAGCAAAACATTGAAGAAGAACTGCAATTGCCTAACCTATCACTAGAGAATGTCAAAGGACTTGGTGCTATATCCGGTGAAGCTCGTAAAACTCTATTGACTGATGCACACCTGAAAGTAGGTGAAGAGAGCGGTGATATTGTTGAGTTCTTCGAACGTGAATTCAATGTTATCAAAGCATTTGTAGGTGAGATGAAGAAAGATTGGAAAGACTCAATCAATGAACTGGAATGTGAGCATATCATTACTCCATTTATTCAGAATGACGAATCGGCCACTATCGACAAGTTGATGAAAGCAACAGCCGGTAAGCAAATTATGTCTCAGAAAGAAGCAATTGGTCAGGCCGGACTTGTTGAAAACATTGATGCTGAACTAGAACAAATTCAAAAAGAAGAACTTGCAGCAAATGCTGTGAGTGCATTCCCAACCTCAATGTAATTGTAAAAATATGACAAATCAAGAATTAGCTTTACTTCTAATTGACGAAGACCCAAACAATGAGATTTCTATTTGTGTAAGTGGGAATTTTCATAAAATAACTGGTGTTAAGTCTTTCAAAAAGTCAAATGTAACTATTTTACATGTAGAAGGATCAATCCAAGTAATTAGGAAAGATCATGCGGAATTTTATAAAGAAAAGTTCAAAGGTTCTTCAATAATAGAATCTGTTTCACCGATAGAAGTCGAATAAATGGAAGAACAACTATTGATCCTTATTCAGAATATTCAAGACCGCAAGACAGCATCAGGTATCGCACCGGTTCATGTCTTGCGGTCGGAAATAGATAAAGCCGTTTCGGCATCACTGAATACACTTTTTACAGATGGTAGAATTAAAGTCGGGAATACTTCTAATGACAAATGGATAGTGAAAGTTTGATTTTGCTTTACAAAGTTAGTATAACGTGAGCAGCTATTTTTATAAAAAACGAAATAGTTGCTCACTAAAATAATCAAAAAGATAGTTTGATGGAAACAAAAGAAATAAAGCCAATACAAGTTAAGCCAAATCTATATGCAGTTTATTTCCCATTTTTAAAGGAGATTGCTCTTAAGTATGGCTATAACCTAGTTATTCACGGCTCAATGAATAGAGATATGGATTTGATTGCTATTCCATGGAATAATGAATTGCGTCCACACTTGGAAATGATAACCGAAATGTCTGACTTTATAGGTGGTGAGATAATGATAAATGATGACAAGCGACTATTCTCTGATAAACCACATGGACGTGTTGTTTACGTGATTGATATTTATAGAGGTGGATATTTAAGTGGTGGTGGATTTGCTGAAATGACATACCATAAAGACCCTCAATATTATCTAGATATATCAATAACACCAACAATCTATGGAAACAAATAACGAAATGAACTATTGGGCCAAAATGGAAATTTGCCATTTACCCTTTGCTATGCAAGATATGGTTAGATTCTGTTTAGGCGATTTCATCAATAGTGGTCAAAGTCGTATAGTATTTGAATGGAAGTTTAGACCAAACACTGTTATAAAGTTCTGCAAGGCTGATGACTGTCAATCTAATTGGACTGAGTATGCAATTTGGGAGTCTGTCAAAGACACTAAAAATGCGAAGTGGTTTTGTCCTGTCATAGATATATCCCCTTGTGGTAGATTCTTATTAATGGAAAAGGCTCGTGCAATTACTAACGAAGATAAGTTGCCAAAGAAATTGCCTAATTTCTTTACTGACATACACACAGGTAACTTTGGATATATCGATGATAGACTTGTTTGTATAGATTATCAGTTCATAACACGTGGTATAGACTTCGCATTTTGCACACAGAACACAAAAGTAAATTGGAATTAATGCCAAAAGTATTCAAATTAGACCCGGAAGCAGCTCACTTTAGTCGTGTAGATCGATACGCACGACAAGTTGAGCAATTATACCTTGAAGCAATACAGGAAGCTGTAAGCATTGGTTCAACCATATCATTGCCCGAAGGTAGCGACCAGTTTACTTTTGACCAATATCCTCAGACTAAAGCAAGGATTGATAAGTTTATGAAAACGATGTCTCAAAAAATGACATTCATTATCAACGAAGCAACTGGCAAAGAATGGTACGAAGCTGTAGCCAACAAAGCTAGTTTGATTGATTCATTCATCAAAAAAACACAGCTCACTAAATCACAACTGGAATCGTACAACAGTCGAAATTTGGAAGCCTTACAAGCATTTCAGAACAGAAAAATTGGCGGTCTCAATCTATCGGAAAAGGTTTGGAAATACACCAACCAATTCAAAGGTGATTTGGAAATGGCGTTGGACATTGGAATTGGTGACGGACGTTCTGCAGCAGAGTTAAGCCGTGATGTTCGTTCCTACCTAAATGATCCTGAAAAACTTTTTCGAAGAGTTCGTGATAAGCATGGAGTATTGCAACTTTCAAAGAATGCGAAGAAGTACCACCCAGGTGA